AGTTTTTCTTTTTGCCATTTTATTTAATTTAAGTTAATTTATTTTTTTACTTTCTCTAGTGATCTACCACCAAAGTACGCACCAATAACAGTTATTAGTACTAGTTGTAATAAGTCCACCCATGACGCTTTAACTTCAAATGATATAACGCCAGCGTCAATAAATATTAACAATACCGTTGATACACATAAGAATATTAAAACTAGTGGTCTTATGTTTTTTGATAACCAAGAGTCAGAAGCCATATCAACCTTCCATCTTTCGCTGACTTGCTTTTGCATTTCAGCTTCGTAACCCATTATCATATCTTTTATTTGTCTTTCTGCTTCAAGCTTTTCTTCTTTTGAAGTGTGTAAGTTATCTATAACTCCACCGACGCTTTTGACTAATTCAGTAGCGCCACTTGAAAATAATTTACTTAACATATCTTAATTTTTATCTTCTTCTCTAACAACATCTTCACGTTGATCTTTTAAAAACTTTATATCTTCTTTAGTATAACTTTCTGGATATTTCTTAGGGTTTTTAAAGTAATACTTTGTTTTCTTCCCAGTGTCTGGATCAGTATGAACAACAAACCTACCAAAAACTAAATCTTTTCTTACTTTGTTTTCTAAATTTTCTTCGTCTATATTTGCAACCTGTTTTGATTTACCACCTTTAGTATAATAAACATCTGGTCCACCTTTAGCTCCATGACCTGTTTTAGCATCATGGTTCTTTTTAAATACTGGTTGTTTTTGTTTGAATGCCATAATTTATTCGTTTTCTGGACCTTTTGGTGTTCTACCACTAATATCACCTAAAGCGTTTAATATTTGAGATTCTGATTTGTTGTTTTCAATTTGAAATTTTTTATCACTCTCGCTTAAACCATCAAACGTTTTTTTAGCCCAACTAGGAAGCTTTCCATATAGTGGGTGTTTTAAATCTTCGCCATGTTTATTTTTAAAAGCGTATCCATTTCTATATCTATAAGGTGCGTTAGGCGACTGAACATTTACGTTGTCAGCTCCTAATGTAGGGTTACCACAACCTCCTTTTTCAAAAGGCGTTTTGTCTCCAGTTACTTCATAGCTTTTACCGTCTACAGTAAATGAACTTTCACCAGCTTTAATAGCTTTGTTTCTCTCACCCATAAACTTATTACTCATAAAAGGAGCGTCAGCATGCGTGTGTTG